GCTAAAGACGGCAAGTACATGTCTTGCGGCTCCGGCTGTGCTTGCATGGAATGCAGCGGCAACACTGTCCGTGGTATGGGCAGAGCGTATCAGGGCGCAACTCGTTCAGTAAAGATTAGATAGATGAGCTATGAAGACGAAGCATTTGGCGGTTCCCAGAACGTAGGGCAAGTAAGCTATGGAGGTCCGCCAACAGATACTGGCTCTCAAGGAGAGGGCAGCGGCAACACTATCAACGCTAACCAGTTTAGGTTGAACGGCGGTCCTAATAGCACAGTAATCACTAGAACCAAAGACCAGCAAGAAAGGTTCCAAACTGGTGTAGACCGTATGGACCGTATGCGCGCCTTTGGTGGCGGTGATTATAGGAATAGCCCACAATACGCTGAGTACCTTTCCACAACGGGCAGAAGTGTAAAGAACCCATACGGGTCTTCAGGGGTCTCAGGTATCCTTGGTAAAATTTTTGGTGAAGAAAATATAAGCTCAACACTGGACCCCGCTCAAGCTCAGAAGGTCTTAGATGTTGGCTTCGACCGATACATGAACTTTGATCAGCAGAGCGATCTTGCGAGAAGCAGGGGGTTCGGCTCTTTGTTTAGCGGTGCAGTAGGCGAGCAATTAGCAAATAATCAGACAGTTGCCGAGCAAGTAACTCCTATGTCTACATCAGAAATGGGAGCTAGACTCGGCACGGCGGCAGTGGGTCTTGGTCCGGTTTTGTCGTTGCTTCCAAGCACGGCAGGAAAAAACAGTAATGTGAACTTTATTTCCACAGGTAATAAAAACTACGACCCACAACTTGACCCAAATGTTAATCCAGACCTGTCATCAGGTATTATGGGTAACATTGGAAAAATGCTTGCCGGCGGCGTAGACTTGCAGGAGGCTGGTGGCAGAGTTATGGACCTTGGTCGTAAGGGCCTTGATTCTCTTACAGAGCGGTTTGGCTCTGACTTAAATGTTCCTGCTGGCGTGATGGGCCCACCGTCATACACTCAAATACAGAGAGTAAATGCTGGTCCGGGTAAATCAAGTGTAACTGCGGCGTTGGATTACCCCGGCGTTGATAGAGATACGTTGGCTGCGGGAGTCATTCCTCGTGATCAAAACCAAGCCCTTTTAAGTGATTTGTCTGAAAGGCCAGAGATAACTGAAAGATTTGGTGCAAACTATTTACCTGATTTAGCCTCGGCCCTCGCTGGTCGCGATTATGCCGCTGACCAGATTACCCCTTTCAGTCCTTCTTCTGTTGACGATAGAACGAGACAAGAAGCAGACTTTTACCGTTCTCTTCTAAGGAGCCAATAACATGAGAATAGAAATCAAACTTATACCCGACGGCATTGACCCGGCAAAAGAAATTCAAGACGGCACTCCTGTTGATAAGATGGAGGATGCATGTCCTATCGCAACACAGGATATCGAGACTAACGAAGAGAATACTCGGTTTGCAATCAAGGACAATCAATATGGTCCCGCGATTAATCCCGAAGAAAGCTGCGGCGTTTGTGCGGCGTTTAATATTAGTTCTGAAATGCAGCAATGCATGAAGGATGAATCTGGCGAAGTGGGCTATTGTCAGATGCTAAAGTTTATGTGTTCAGCATCTAACTCCTGTTCTGACTTCGCTCCCGGTGGACCGATAGAGGACATGGACGATTAATGGATGTATATCAATTTATAACACAGTATAATAAAGTCTTGCACAATCACATAGAAGACCTTAGTGTTTCTATAACCAGTGGTAGTATTTCTAGTATGGAAGACTACCGTGCGAGGGTAGGTGAAATACAGGGTGTCACCTTTGCTCTTGACGAATTGAAGGCCCTGCTCGAAAAGGCAAAATATATAGATGGCACTGATAGTACCTGAGTATATCCTCGCTCAACAGGAAGCGAAGAAAAAGGCTGAAGAAGCCGCAAAACAAAAACCCCTTTCAGAAAGAGTACCGCAGCCCACAGGATGGCGCATTCTAGTCATGCCTTATATGGGTCGGGACAAAACTGAAGGCGGAATTTATGTACCCGATGCAGCTAAAGACCGCGAGTCTCGCGCAACCGTAGTAGCTTATGTACTCAAAGTAGGCCCAGTGGCTTACAAAGATTACGATAAGTTCGGTGGCGAAGCTTGGTGTAAAGAAGGCGATTGGGTATGTATTGGAAGATACGCTGGATCTCGATTCTCTATCGAAGGTGGAGAAGTTAGAATCATTAATGATGATGAAGTTATTGCAACAATCGTTGACCCTGACGACATCAAAACGTATGGAGCCTAAAGATGACACTACCTGACGCAGAAGAAAAACAATTTGAAGGTGACGAAGACGAGGGGCAAGAGATTGAACTTGAGGCCCTTGATAACACTGTTGACACAGATGAAGTCACAGATGAAGCCGTCGAAGTAAAAAGCGAAGACGAAATCGAAGCCTACTCTAAGAGTGTTCAGCACCGTATTAGTAAGCTTACAAAGAAGTACCGTGACGAAGAAGCCCAAAGAGCGGCGGCTGTTGAGTTCGCTGAGTCAGTTAAGAAGCAGAACGATGAGCTTAAAGCCCGTCTTGACGCACTTGACCAGTCTTATGTGGGGGAGTTTGGCACACGAGTTGACTCTCAGATAGAGGCGGCGAAGCAATCTTACCAGAAAGCTTATGATGAAGGCGACTCTGAAGCTATGTTTGAAGCTCAGAAGAATCTTAGTAAGTTAGCTCTAGACCAAGCACAGCTTGAGCAGGCAAAGCGCACTCAGGAAAAGAGGTCGCAGGCCAGAGAAGTTCCGGTTGAAGCACCAAGGGCGGCCCCACAACAGGCGGCTCCCGCACAACCAGACCCAAAAGCTGAAGATTGGGCGTCAAAGAATGAGTGGTTTGGCACTGACCAGACTATGACTTATGCGGCGTTTGGCGTTCACCGTACTTTAATTGAGGAAGAAGGGTTTGACCCGCAGTCCGATGAGTACTATAATGAGCTTGACAATCGTATGCGTACTGAGTTTCCTCAGAAGTTTGGAAACACACCTCGCAAAGATACTGGACCCAGAGTCGCCTCTGCTGAGTCCACGGCCTCACGGTCGAAGTCACCAAAGGGGCGCAGAACAGTGAAGCTGACCCCTTCGCAGATTGCAATCGCCAAGCGGCTGAATGTTCCGCTTGAAGAATACGCAAAATATGTAAAGGAGTAAGACATGACTGATTCTACAAAAAGAGCTTCACGGGACTCAGAAACTCGTGCAAAGACCACAAGGCGCAAGCCTTGGGCACCGCCTTCCAAGTTGGAGGCACCTGAAGCTCCTGCAGGCTTCAAGCACCGTTGGATAAGAACTTCCATTCGGGGCGAGGATGACACAATGAATGTATCATCTAGACTGCGGGAAGGTTGGGAGCCTGTAAGGGCTGATGAGTATCCTGAATTAGCGGGGCGTTACCCCACTATTGATTCTGGTCAGCACGAAGGCACTATCGGCGTAGGCGGTTTAATGCTTGCCCGTATCCCAGAAGAAACGGTCCAAGAACGAACTGAATATTTTCGGGAGCAGACCCGCACACAAATGGACGCCGTTGATCAGAACCTAATGAGGGAACAACATCCTTCAATGCCTATCCATAACGATAGGAAAAGTCGTGTTTCATTCGGGGGTAAAGATTGACCCCTTTAACTTACAAGGAGTAAGCAATGGCAAACTCAAATGTTGCCTTCGGCCTCAAGCCGATTAATACCGCTGGTAGCACTCCTGCTACTCAGGGTACTAATGCATATTTCATCGCAAGTGATGCAGCAGCGATCTATCAGGGTTCTCCGGTTAAATGCGTAAACGGTGGCGGTATCGCCATCGGGTCTGCATCCGGTGACACTGTAGCTCTTGTTGGTGTATTCGCTGGTTGTGAATATGTTTCATCAGTCACAGGAAAAAAAGTCTTTTCAAATACATGGCCTGGCACAGGTGCAGACACAAACTTCGATATTATCGGACATGTGTATGACAACCCGATGCAGCGCTTCCTGATTTGCACAGACGCATCTTTCACAAACGTGGCAACTGCTCGTGCAGCAATCTTCGAGAACGCTCTACTTTCAAGTGGTGCTTCTGGTAGTGCAACTTCTGGCAACTCTTCAGCAGCAATGGACATCGACGGACTTTCTTCCGCTGATACCTCTGCCCCGCTTAAGATTGTTGGTATCCAGACAGATGCCGAGAATGAAGATTACACAGCAGCCGGCCTTCCTGTAATCGTAATGATTAACAACCACGCATTGCTTCAGGCCGATTCTGAAGCAGCGACATCATAGGGAGTTAGATAATGGCTATTTCTCGCGCTCAACTCGCCAAAGAACTAGAGCCTGGTCTTAATGCTCTCTTTGGTATGGAATACAATCGCTACGAAGGTCAGCATGCAGAAATCTTCGATTCAGAGTCATCAGATCGTGCCTTTGAAGAAGAAGTAATGCTGTCAGGCTTTGGTGCCGCTCCTGTTAAACAGGAAGGTACTGGTGTATCATTTGATGATGCACAAGAAGCTTACACTGCTCGTTACAACCACGAGACAGTGGCAATGGCCTTCTCAATCACTGAAGAAGCAATTGAAGACAACTTGTACGACCGTCTAGCATCACGCTACACTCGTGCTCTTGCTCGTTCAATGGCTCACACAAAACAGGTCAAAGCAGCTTCAATCCTGAACAACGCTTTCGCAGCAGGCGCATTTGCCGGCGGCGACACAAAGGCCCTTTGTGCTACTGATCACCCGTTAACTAACGGTGGTTCATTCGCTAACGAACCAACAACTGCAGCAGATTTGAACGAAACTTCACTTGAAGACGCTCTGATCAGCATCGCAGGGTTCACTGACGAACGCGGCCTAGTGATTGCTCTTAAGGGCATGAAGCTAATCGTACCTCGTCAGCTTCAGTTCGTTGCAGAACGCCTGCTTGTTTCTAACCTTCGTGTTGGAACAGCAGACAACGATGTGAACGCGCTTAAGTCAATGGGCATGCTTCCTGAAGGTTATGTAGTCAACGACTACCTGACTGACACAGATGCATTCTTCATCAAGACTGACGCTCCAAATGGCTTCAAGCACTTTGAGCGTATGGCTTTGTCAACAAACATGGACCCAGATTTCGATACTGGCAACATGCGTTTCAAGGCTCGTGAGCGTTACAGCTTCGGTTTCTCTGACCCACGCGCAGTATTCGGTTCACCGGGCGCAGCGTAAAGTTAGTTACATAAGTTTTAAAGGGCGGCTATTCAGTCGCCCTTTTTTATTGTATACTTAATCTACCTTGACAGCCGCACTGGGCGGCTGACACTAGCCACGACAAGGAGATTTTTCATGGCTCTTTCTACTTTCTCTGGACCAATCCGTTCTAATAATGGCTTCCAGATTCCTGTTGTAGCAACAGCAGACCTTCCAGCTTTTGGTGACGTAGCAGTAGGTACTGTATACATGGTCAGCGATAATGGTTCTGGAGATGATGAATACTGCATCGTCATTAACACAGGCGCTGCTTGGGTTACTGCTGTAGGTGCGGCACTTAGCTAATAGGAGGCTCTAATGGCAGGTCCAGTAAAAGCCTATTCAGCTACAACCACAGGTGATGTCGGGCCAGCACGGTCCCGGCTCCGCTCTGTTGGCTGTTATATCGCCACAGGTGTTGCGACGTTCACTCTTAAGAACGGCTCCGCTTCTGGTGACACATTGCTGACACAAACACTTTCCGCTGGTTATAACGAAGTGTATATCCCTGACGATGGTATTATTGCCACCGATGGTGTGCATGTTTCCGCTATCAGCGGCTCCACGACGCTAACAATCTTTTTGTCATAAGGAGATTTAAGTGGCTAATTATCGTTCCATAACGCAAGTTGGAACATCTGAGCCCTTTGAGCTTCAGGTGTCCAGGGGTCAAATCCCTGGACACT